TTGCCAGCATGTGATTGATGAAGTTTCGCTGGGTCGTCTAGATTGCGTTACGTTTGTTTCCCCTGCACTTGCTGATGTTAAGAGCAATGCTGGAGATGAAGTCACAGATGTTATTGACCACTTTAAATCAACTCTAAATCGTTTTAGTTCTTATGCCGTTGCCGACTCAGGTTGGAAGCGTCAATACGATCGTTACAATGACGTATATGTAAACGTTCCTTTGAACGCTGACATTGCTGGTCTTTGCGCTCGTACTGATGATACCAATGATCCTTGGTTCTCACCTGCTGGTCTAAATCGTGGTCAGATTAAGAACGTTGTTAAACTTCTTTGGACTCCAAACCAAGCAGAGCGTGACGAACTTTATAAGAATGGTATCAACCCTGTTGCAAATCTTCCAGGAAATGGTGTCGTTCTTTATGGTGATAAGACACTGCTTGCGAAACCTTCAGCGTTTGATCGTATCAATGTTCGTCGTCTGTTTATCGTACTTGAGAAAGCTGTCTCGACTGCTGCTAAGTTCCAGTTGTTTGAATTCAACGATGTCTTCACTCGCGCTCAGTTCAAGTCAATTGTAGAACCATTCCTCCGCAATGTTCGCGGTCGTCGTGGTATCTTTGACTTCCGTGTTGTTTGCGACGAAACAAACAACACTGGTGAGGTTATTGACCGTAACGAATTCGTTGCTGATATCTTTATCAAACCAGCACGTTCGATCAACTTCATCCAACTAAACTTTATCGCTACGAGAACTTCAATTACGTTTGAAGAAATCGGCGCTTAACCCTATAAATAAGAAAGATCAGGAGAATCTAATATGGATATTTCAAAATTTAAGGGAGCATTAGGTGCTGGTGGTGCAAGACCGAATCAATTCGAAGTGAGACTTACTTTCCCCCAGTTACTTGGAAATAACATTGGAGAAAAAAGTCTTTTAGTTACTGGTGCTTCACTTCCCGCATCCAACGTAAACCCAACCCTACTTCAGTATCGTGGTCGTGAAATCAAACTCGCTGGTGAGCGTATCTTTGATCCGTTTACAATTACCATTGTAAATGACACAGAATTTTCACTTCGTCGTCCATTTGAAAGATGGATGAATCTGATGAACAATCTGGTTACCAATACGGGCGTTACGCAGCCAGAAAAGTACCAATGTGACCTCACAGTCGTTCATCTTGATCGTAACGAAACTCCTCTGCAAACCTACTTACTAGTGGATGCATTCCCGATCAATATGTCGGAAATTGCTCTTCAGTATGGTCAGAACGATGTGGTCGAAGAGTTTACGGTAACATTCCAGTATCAGCATTATACCACTTCTGATGGTCCTCGACCAAAAGAAATAACTTCTACGTAATATTAAAAAGTGAAATTGAATTATGGAAATTTTTGGTTATAAAGTTGAGAAATCCAAGGCGGCACCAACGGAGAAATCGTTTGTGCCGCCGACGGACGATGGGGGTTCTGATGTTATTAAGGCAGGTGGTTATTTTGGCACCTACCTTGACTTAGAAGGAACTGCCAACACCGAGGCAGAACTTATTAAAAAGTATCGCGACATTGCTTTTATGGCAGATGTCGATTCTGCTATTGATGATATCGTGAACGATTCTATTTCAAACCTTGACGATGAACGTCCTGTCGAAATCAATCTTGATAATGTCAAACTATCTGATCCAATTAAGAAAAAGATTCAACAAGAGTTTGAAACAATTCTGGATCTTTTAGAATTTAATTTGAGAGCACAAGACTATTATCGTCGTTGGTATATTGATGGTAGAATTTATTTCCACAAAGTAATTGATACGGCAAAACCTAAAAATGGTATTACCGACATTCGCTTTATCGACCCTCGCAAGATTAAAAAAGTCCGCGAGATCTTTAAAGAAAAAGATGAAAAATCAGGTGTTGAATTCATCAAGAAGATCGAAGAATACTTTGTTTATAATGAACGTGGCATTGTTCTAGATAAAGCACATACTGCTTCTCCTGGATCTGCTGCGACAATGAAGGTTACTCGTGATGCGATTTGTTATGTTCCTTCTGGTCTGAGTGATCAGGATAAGAACATTGCTTTGTCGTATTTACACAAAGCGATTCGTCCTGCCAATCAGTTGCGCATGATGGAAAACGCTGCAGTAATCTATAGAATTTCGAGAGCACCAGAACGTCGCGTATTTTATGTTGACGTTGGTAATCTCCCTAAGTTAAAGGCGGAACAATATCTTAAAGGTATTATGGACCAGTATAGAAATAAACTGGTATATGATGGTAATACTGGTGAGATCCGCGATGACAAAAAGTTTATGTCAATGCTTGAAGACTTCTGGTTGCCTCGCCGCGAAGGTGGACGTGGTACTCAGATTGAAACTCTTCCAGGTGGTCAGAGTCTCGGTGAAATCGGAGACATCGACTACTTTCAGAAGAAACTATTTCAAGCATTGAACGTTCCAGTTTCAAGAATGCAACAGCAGTCAGGTCTAAACTTTGGTCGTGCTGCTGAAATTAACCGCGACGAATGGAAGTTTACTAAATTTATTGCTAAACTTCGTCGTCGTTTCTCTCTTCTGTTCGATGATCTTCTTAAGACTCAGTTAATTATAAAGGGTGTTATTACTGAGACAGACTGGAATTTGATCAGAAATAATATTGAATACAAGTATGCTACTGATGCATATTATACTGAGTCGAAAGAACAGCAAATTATACAATCTCGGGTTGAGATTCTCAACGGAGTAGCAAATTATATCGGTACTTTATATAGTAAAGCATATATTCAGAAGCATATTCTTAAACTAACAGATGACGATATTGCACAAATTGAATTAGATAATTCGGCAGAACCAGTCCAGTTAGAACCTGGAATGCAACCGCCACCAGATGAAGGACAACAATAATGGATAATACTGAGGTAATTAAAAGTTTAATAAATAACATTGAAACGGGTAATATGACCGATGCTGGCGATGATTTTGACATTGCATTCGATCTAAAACTTGCAGATATTCTTTCTGCTCGTCGCGAAGAAATGGCAAATGCTGTGTTCAATACAGATCAAGAAGTAGAAACGGAAGAGGAAAACGATGAAGACGTATAAACAATTAGTAGAAGGTATTACTGAAACTCTTTCATTCTTTCTAGAAGAAGAAAATTTATTCGAGGGTCCAACTCATTTAGAGTATAGTGGACATGTTGGTGAAAAAGAGTATGCAGTAAAAGTACCACGGCACAAAGATTTGGGTGATTATTCTGAGAAAGATCTTCATCATAAGATCAGTAAAGAAAACCCACATTTACATCACCATGAAGTTACTGCAATCGTAAATTCTGGTGGAGAAGAAGAATCTCATGAGAAAGTTGAACATGAGGGAAAAACTCATACACATCATGTGATTAATTACCAAGAACCTCGCCATTTATATGAAGAAGTCGAAAAACTCGACGAAGACTTATATAAAGATCAGCACCCTGGATATAATGAAAAGCATGCTGCTCACAGTACAGCGAAGAAACTGCATAGTTCAGGTCACCTCAAACCAGAATACCATAAAGATGGTAGTGCAACTATTCATGTGAAACCTTACGACGATACCAGTTCAACGAGACTTACCGATCGTATTCATCAGGATGCAGGACTGTATTATAATCACCCTCGTAGAAAGTTTGCAAAAGGAATAACTCAAGCCCACAATGGGTTGAAGTATCGCACACGATCGGATGATGGCGGAAAAACTCATTCAGTTCATATTTCTCCAACTACAGTAAAAAATATGCGGGACGGATCTGCTAGAGAAGTAAGAGAAGAAGTCGAAGGTATCCATGAAATTTCTGCGATGAAGGCAATTAGAACCTCTGTGAAGCGCGAAGTTTCAGGAGTAACTAAGTCAATACAAACTGGCGATTTTGATGCCGCTAACCAAAAGAAAATTGATAATAACAAAGATCGCATTCATAAAAAGTATGGATATAGAGCCGCAAATATCGCGCATAATGTAGCAGGAAGAAGACTTGATTATCATGATGGTCCTTATCAACCACGTGTACGCAAGGAAGAATTCGATTTTGATTTATTCGAATCAATTATGCTAGGCGAAGGCGATCTATCTATTCGTACTTTGTATAACAAATACGCAGACCATGCTCTTGGTGCTGGAGATAGTCCAGATCCTAAGAAAGCTGCTGCGGTCAAGAAAGCAATTGTCAAGGTCCATGGTGCCACTGTTATGGGTCATCTAGAAAAAGCCAAGAATGCTGCTGCCAAAAATGATCAAGATTCAGAAAGCAATCATTTTAACAATGCTAGAAATTCAGCAAAAACAGACACTATGAGTGCAACTGTTGGCAAGAATCGTTCTTCTATGCGTAAAGAAGAATTCGATCTCGACGAAGGTCGTATGGAAGATCTGGCAATGGACATGGAATCATTGTCACATGAAGATTTTAAAAGAAAACATAGAAGAACAAAGCAACAAATGCAAGATGCGTTAAAGTCTGAAGAACTAAAGGGCAGTCAACATAAAATTGACGCCAATAAAAATGGTAAAGTTGATGGTCACGATTTTAAGATTCTTCGTAATCAGAAAAAAGCAAGATACCAGTAAGGAATAACAAATGGCGACTAAAGCGGTTCTAAAACTAACACAGGTTCATGGTGTAGTGAAAGTGCGTGGCACGGGATCCGCTACCATTGCACTTGCAACAGACCTTAAGAAGACATCTGAAACACAGTCTTCACCTAAAGTAAACATTCGTACCATTCATTGGGGAATGTCAGATGGAGATACCGCCACGGTTACTAGAGACAGTGAAGTTCTATATTATCTTTCTGGTACAGGCAAGATGGAATTTATGGGTTGGTCTGACAACGAAGAAAATGGATCAGATATTGTTGTTGATTTCTCATCGGGAACTGGCGCTGTAGTTTTAGAACTCGCAAAAATTTCTGGTTATGGTTCGCAACAACATCAGAACCAAGGAGATCTAGGATAATGAAATTAATTACTGAAGTAAACGACAACGTTCGTTATATCACTGAAGAAAAAGACGGTAAGAAATCCCTCTTCATTGAAGGTGTTTTCTTACAATCAAATCTCAAGAATCGCAATGGACGTATGTATCCTGCTGAGATTATGGAAAAAGAAGTCCAGCGTTATATGACAGAAGCAGTGGAGAACAAGAGAGCATTCGGCGAACTTGGTCACCCAGATGGTCCGTCAATTAACCTTGACCGTGTATCTCATATCGTTACCGAACTCTATAGAGATGGCGATAACTGGATGGGTAAGGCGAAGATCACTGATACTCCCATGGGAAATATTGCTCGTGGTCTGATTGAATCAGGTGGTCAACTTGGTGTTTCTTCAAGAGGACTTGGTACTCTGAAAGAGAATAGAGATGGAGTCCAGATCGTTCAAGACGATTTCCATCTTGCAACCGCAGCAGATATTGTTGCCGATCCTTCTGCTCCTGATGCATTCGTAAGAGGCATTATGGAAAATAAAGAATGGGTAATTGTTGATGGTCTTTGGACTGAACAAGCATCTGATATGGCAAAGAAAGTCATTAAGAAGGCAAACAAAAAGCAACTCGAAGAAGCAAAAATGATAGTTTTTGAGAATTTCCTCAACAGACTTGCAAAGATTTAAAGTTTCTTTATTATAAATAAAAGACTAAGTTCCGAAAATTAGGAGAAAAACATGACTGTAGAAAGAAAAATCAGAGAGTTGCTTGCGGGAAAGCAAGCGATTACTGAAGCTTCTGACGGTGATATGACCGCACCAAAGCAAGGTAATTCGGTCACATCTTCCTCAGAAAAGATGGGTGCCTCGAATGGTAAAGATACCTCAAAGGCATCTAAGTCAAATACATCGGGCGACCAAACTCAACCACGTCAAGGTTCTTCGGCAGATGCACCACACCAAGACCGTGATGGTGATGCTGACGAAAATCAGGGCGCAAAGGTTGCCGTAAACGCCAAGGATACTTCCGACTCGTCAGGTCCTGCATCTGGTCCAGGTAATGCACCAAACTTCAACACTGTTGATGATCCAAGATCGGTTGTTAATCAACCATCATCTAAGGGTAACGTTCATCAAGAAGAGTATGAACCAGAAGAAGATGATCTGATCGAAGACGATGATGATAGCGAAGATGAAGACGGTGAAGATCTTGAAGAAGATTTTTCAGCAGAACTCGCAACCCTCTTTGATGGTAACGAAAATCTTTCAGAAGAATTCCGTGGCAAGGCAGCATCGCTGTTTGAAGCAATGGTTTCTGCGTCTGTTAACGTTAAGGTATCGGCACTTGAAGAAGCACTCATCGAAGAGGCTTCTGACCTTATGGAAGAATTCAAGAGCGAACTTGTTGAGAAAGTCGATTCTTACCTAACTTATGTCGCTGAACAGTATATTGCTGAAAACGAACTCGCTGTTGAGAACGGTCTTCGTTCTGACATCACTGAATCGTTTATCGCAGGACTTAAGAATCTGTTTTCGGAACACTATATTGAGGTTCCTGAAGAGAAATATGATGTGCTTGGTGAAATGCAAGTCGAGATTGAAGATCTTCAATCCCGTGTGGACCAAACTATGACTGCAAATGTAGAACTGCATGCTGAGAATACAAGACTTCAAAGAGAAAGCGTCTTAATCGCGGTTACCGAAAACCTCGCCAAGACCGATGCTGAGAAGTTTGTAAGTATTGTTGCTGATGTAGAATTCGAGAACGCAGAAATTTTCGAAGAAAAGTTGAATGTCATTAGAGAAAACTATTTCCCTAAAGCACAACCTAATACAGAAGAAAAGATGACTGACGGTATGGATGAGTCGACTGAGTATACATCTCCGCTTATGGAGAAGTACTCGAAGGCACTAGACAGAATGGCATCTCAAATCTAAATTAATATAAATAATAAGTTGAAATAATAAAACCCTACAAGGAGAAAAAAATGTTTCTTTCAGAATCTCTACAAAAGAAGTGGGAGCCTGTCCTAAACCATGAAGGCATGGGACAAATTAAGGATTCCTACAAGCGTGCAGTTACTGCTGTCGTTCTCGAAAACCAACAAAAGGCTCTTCAAGAAGAAAAGACTGCGTTGTTCGAAACTCCTGCAAACGCAACTGGTGCCTCGATCGATAACTACGATCCTATCCTCATCTCGCTCGTTCGTCGTGCGCTGCCAAACTTGATGGCATATGACGTTGCTGGCGTTCAACCAATGACTGGACCAGTTGGTCTTATCTTCGCAATGAAGTCGGCATACACTACCCAGTCGGGTACGGAAGCACTCTTCAACGAAGCAGACACAGACTTCTCGGGTACAGGAACTCATGCTGGTTCAAACCCAGTTGATGGTTCTTACACCACAGGTACTGGCATTGCTACTGCTGATGCTGAAGCACTTGGCGAATCAGGTGGAACTGACTTCAACGAAATGGCATTCTCAATCGAGAAGACAACCGTTACTGCTAAGACTCGTGCACTGAAGGCAGAATATACTGTTGAATTGGCGCAGGATCTCAAGGCAATTCACGGTCTTGACGCTGAGTCAGAACTTTCGAATATCCTTTCACAAGAAATTCTTGCTGAAATCAACCGCGAAGTTATCCGTACGATCTATAAGGTTGCTAAGCCAGGTGCTGCTTCGACAGCAACTGCTGGTACTTTCGATCTTGACGTTGACTCAAACGGTCGTTGGTCGGTTGAGCGTTTCAAGGGTCTTCTGTTCAACATCGAACGTGATGCTAACGTAATCGCTCAAGACACTCGTCGCGGTAAGGGTAACTTCATTATCTGTTCGTCAGACGTTGCTGCTGCTCTTGCAATGGCAGGTATGCTTGATACTGGTGCTGCACTTTCTGGTTCGCCAACTCTGAATGTTGATGATACAGGCAATACTTTTGCTGGTGTTCTTAACGGTCGTTACAAGGTATACGTTGATCCTTACTCAGCAAATGCTGGCGCTGCATCGCAGTTCTACGTTGTTGGTTATAAGGGTGCGAATGCTTATGACGCAGGTATCTTCTATTGCCCATACGTTCCACTACAAATGGTTCGTGCTATCGACCCTAACACCTTCCAACCTAAGATTGGTTTCAAGACTCGTTACGGTATGATTGCTAACCCATTCGTTCTACAGTCGAACGGTACAACTGACGCTGATACATTCACCGCCAACCGTAACCACTACTATCGTCGTGTTAAGGTTACTAACCTTATGTAATCAATACCTCTTCTCAGAAGAGAGGGTTGCAGAAACTGGGGG